GAACCTCGTTTGTTTCTGTATCTGACCCAACGGATAAACTCATTATAGCTGATATTCCTCTGAGCTTCTTCTATTGTTCGTCCACCGATTCCGCACAATACAAGCTCATGCCAAATCTCTTCTATATCCGTTAGGCCTTCGCTTCCCCCGATACTGAATTTACCTCCGCAATTGCCCCGAGCAATGCAATAGTAAGATTGTGGTCTAGTGGACCGCGCTCTGCTGAAGATTCTCCGGTAATGTCCTCAACAGTAAAGACCGGTTTTCCGTCTTTGTCACAAATACAAGCCGCAATCCTTCCGGCAATCACGTCTTTGCCAAATTGCTTCACATCGGAAACGGCACTCTTGTACGAAAGCCTGCGCACAAAAGCAGTGGCGGTAATCTCTGCATCGCCCTGCTTCCACTTGATTTCTTTTTCAACGGGGCAGCCGGTAAAAGCACCAGCCGCCTGAAGAGAATTGATGTTCAGTTCCATTGATTGCTCTCCTTATGTGCTTGCAGCAACGAAATTAGAAACACCTGATTTGCGAATTGTAACCGACGATACAACTTTGGTATTGACTGCAAAGTCAAACGGGCAGTCTTTAACAAATCCCGAAAGTGTGTACCATGTTCTTGTTGACGGTAAATCGAATCCGGTTGAATCAGCAGTCGGGGCAGTTGTATCGTCAGACCATCCTGCAGCCCAATCGACAACAGTTCCGGCGGTAAACAACTCGAATATTCTTATATGGCTTGCGTTCGTCGGATCGAAGTTCAGCTCAATTGTTGCTTCGGTCGGAGACCGCAACCCAGGCAAATAGGTTTTGTCTGTATCGGTCAGCGAAGTTGTTTCAATCTCGTCAAACGGAGCACCGCCCGGATTGAAATTGGTTACACCGGTAACCTCGACAACTGAATCATCGGTGGGATCGATGAAATAAACTTGAGTTCCCTGCGTTTTAATAGCCATAATATTTTCTCCTTATCTGGCTGTGATAAAATTAATGTCGAAAGAGTACCTGAAATTTCCGGTCGTTTGATCTTTGCTTTCCCCGCGCCACGAAACTATATGCGCGTGAGGTTCGAGTGCGTTTCTAAGAGCGAGAGCACAAGCGCGTGCCGCAAGTCCTGTTTTTGCATATACGTCAATCTGAGTTAAAAAAGAATCGGCATCTGGTGGGTTCCCTAAATAGTTTTCAGGCTCACCACCGACAACCTGCCAGACTGCGTACGGTAGCACGGTATTTTCATCCGCTCCCCCGAACGGAAATACCCGCACCGGGTTGGTTCCGAGAACGGAACGAACCGCAGAGTCTGCTGATACTATCGGAAACAGTGGCGGGTTCATGCTGTTGCCTTTGATGCTTTTTTAATTGCACGGTCGATTGATTTTTTATACTGAGTTACGAATTCATTTGTTGCTTGATTTATGTTGTTTTCAAGTGCCGGTCTCATAAACGGCTGTGCACTCATTTTTTCAGTTCCGAATTCAATTAATCTCCAATGCGGAGTAGGTGCATTCGGTGAAGTGTCACCACCATTTTTCAATAATGCCCCATGCTTTACACCAACACGAAACATTAGATTCCCGTTTCTTTTAAATGTTCGAGTACTAAACCTAACTGCGACATTATCAGAAATACTTCTACCTGTCCTTGGATCATTAATCCTTTCAGCCCCTTGTTTTGCTGCCTTGGCAACAACGTTTGCTGCTTTCCTCAATGCAAATCTACCACCCTTGTATTTAACATCGCTTGTTATCGATGCAAATTTAGCAGTCAACTCTTCTATTCCTTGTAGTCCGAATTGAGAGCTATTCATTTATTACCTCTGCAAGCATAAGCGTCAAATACTCAAGCCCTGATTCTTTATCCGGTAACGGCGGCCCGACTATCTCATAAGTTTTTGACCGAAAAGAAATCCTCATACCTGCTGTAACATCGGCACGGTAACGGATAATAGCCCGGCACGATGTTTGATTCTGAATGGTTGCCGCCGCGATAAAATCCTTTGTTGAATACGGTTCCCATCCAGCCCAAACGATATCAAGTTCCGTCCATACAGTTTCCAGTTCCCCGGTGTCGGAGTCCTGTTCTCGGTCCGGTCGAAGGATAGCTATTCGATGTCTTAATTTTCCGGCTTCAAGCATTGCATCTCCCAAAAACAAAGGTTCCGATATCTTCTCTACCTAAATCGGTTTCCATACTATTTATTTCTAAACACTCGAAACCTTGTTCGATGAACCAATCCACAAGACCATTCTTTGTAAAATACCAAAAGTGTTCTGTTTTTTTATAGTGTTTACTTTTAATAATATGTTCACAGTTGGTAAAAATTGGAATAGAAACAAACGCAAACTTACCTACGTGTTTTATTGCATATTCTGGCTTTTCGATATGCTCTAATGAATCCCAAAATGTAGCTGATTCATAACAATCAGAGTATAAACATCGGTATAATCCTATCGATTTAATCCAGTTTACAGAACTAATATTTACATCGTATCCGAATGTGTTTCCACGTTCGAGAAGAAAATGTCCACTTCCAACGCCGACGTCAATAAGTGCCCCATCGTAATATTTTTTCACTAATTCAATTCTTGATTTGGTAATAGATTTGCCCATTTCTGTGCACGAGCACTCTTGATAATGCTTGATATATTCATCATTGTACGGGTTTCCGGAAACAGGATAATAGCCTATTCCTTTTTCAGGAAACCATACCAAATTATTTTTTGTTAATTTATCAAACATAACTGATTCATTGTTTCTTTAAATTTGTCATCAAAATTCGATATCGTTTTGTTGCATTGGTGTAGCATATTTGTACATCTACAAAAATTATCGGGATAAATCCATCTTGTTTTTTCAAGATTCATCGGGCTTCCTGTTATTTTTTCAGGCGCATTATGTCCACCGTGACCACCGAGTATTGTGATCAATGGTATACCGGAGGATATTGACGCCGGAACTATCCATCCGACACCACCGACAACAACTGAAGCTCCTTGTATCAACCCCATAAGCTCTTCAAAAATTAATTCTCCACAATTAAAATCAACATTGCATGGAGGTAATTCATCCGTCCACTCTTCACCGTCTTGTAAATCGGCAACCGACACAACAGTATATCCGGACCTCATAAGGTGATTTGCTGCATCAGATATGTATTTAGGATCAGAGTTACGAGCAGTATTTTTCCATTCGCTTCTTATTGTTGCTGGGCGAATAACAGCGTAAGGTTTTTTGATATATGGTCCCCTAAACTTTGGGATATCGAATACCATTGCATTAACTCCAAAACAATTACGCATTGCATCTAAAATTGATCCCGCACTTAAAGTTGCAGCCCCGTATATTATTTGTTTTATAGGTAAACATGGAGCTTTTTCCCATGCGATTCTTGGTTGTCTTTTGATATTTTTATGTTGCGTTCTTAGGTTTGTTAACGGCTCAACACATTTAATGTTCGGTAAATCAAAATACAATTGTGGCCATGATGTGTATAGGTATACCCGTTCCTTTATCTCACGGACAAATGCCCTTTGATAAATATTATCCCCCATTCCGAGCATTCCTTTAATTAACATTACAAACTCCGCAAAAACTATCAATATGTTTTTTTGTAGATTCAATTATTGTTTCTACTGGTTCACCAAAAAAATGATTGCAAAATAAATTGCGGTTTATATTTTCTTTCCTATTCCAAGAATTTATTAGATTTTTGTTTTCTGGGAAGTATATCATTAACGTTGGAATATTTAATTCCTCGGCAATAACGCATAACCCGCTTTGATAAGAGATAAAATATTTTGCTTCTGATATTATTTTGGTGGTATCCTGTATGCTTGCTTTAGATATAACATTTGTATTCAACTTGTCTTTTATTATGTTATTTATTTCGACTAATTTTTTTTCATCGTATTGCGCTCCAATCAAAATGCAATTATATGTATCAATTTTTTTACAAACAGACAACACAATGTCAGCCCACATATTAGATGACATTTGATAATTCGTTGAATTGTGGTTGCATCCACTTACATATAAAAGTACATATTCTTTGCTAATATTTAAAGATCCAAGTTTTAAATTGATATTCCAATTTACCTGGAACTTGTCTATATCGTCAATGTGAATACCTTTCTCAAGCCATGCATTAACGGAGTATTCATTTTTTATTTCTTCCATTTTATAAAACCCACTTGCAACCCTTCCGTATTCTTTACCAGTAACTTTTTTAAAATTTACTTTTCCAACCATGTCTAACGTGCTTAAAAAATTTCTCGACCGTTCCTGTACTTCGTTATGGCCTACTACCAACACATTTATATTTATTTTATCATAATACAATGATAGCTTTCTATACACCCATATAAGATCACCAATGCCTTGCGGGGTGTCTATTGTTATTTCGCGCATTGTGCCAACACCTGTTCAAGCTCTGTAACGTCAAAACATTTCAATTCAGTATACCTACTACAATTGTAAATGTCTACACCTTGTTTTTTCGCATTATCGGAAACCCGCTTAAACTGATCATGCCACTTTTTTACTTTTGATTCATTCGGATTTCTCAATGTAGGTTCCTTGTGTTCTCCGTGCCAATGCACCCCGTTTTTTAATGAACAGTCATACCCGAGGATAGCGATTGATTTAAACCCTTTAGATATTCCGAACTGTATCGCCCTCATTCCTGAATTATACAGCCCTGCTGCAATATGATAATTTATTTTATATGCGTTTGCGGCTCTATCAGAGCACGTCCATTTTTCGGCGTCGATGTCAATTTTGTTATAATTTACTTTCCACCATTTGAAATCACCGGCATACAAGTAGTCACAAAATCGAGCCATTTTCCAAGAATCGTTGACGGCAACAGTTTTAATACCTGACCGTCTCACCAGTTCGCAATCGGATGCGGTAAGGCTTGGCCCTGAGGCGATACAAAATAAATCAATCATGCTGTTTTCCGGTATAGTTAAATTCTGTCTCTATACATTACAGAAAAATGCTCTCTGGCTTTCCACTTTATATTTATCAATCCAGCAGTTGATCCACTACCAGTGCCACCGATCACGGCAACATTTACATACATAATACACGTTCCACCTGCAGGTATTGTCACTGTACGATATCCGCTTCCACTGTCCTGTCCAAACAACTGGTATTTTATCGTCATATCTGCTGCAGTTGTGTTATGTATTCCGCGACAGTAATAATCGCTTCTCAATACTCCACCAAAATCGGTTATCTCTTCCTCAGGATCGTCAAGGTCTATATCGGCAGCTCCGATTGTTATGTCCTCATCGTAATCAAACCCTGATATTATTTCACTCACCGACGCTGGATTTTTTGTGTTTCCTGCTGACATATCTGGTTCCTTCGTTTTATAAAAAAGTATCTCTGAGTATAGAGCTGTTTAAAAGGTTCATTACGGTATTGTTTTTACGATAATCCTGACCGCTTAACACTTGTCCTTCACGATTTGCGTAAATGTCACCACACACCAACTTAATTACAGATTTTATTTTCTGCGGTATATCGTCAGTATCGTCCCACCCGCATACAAACTGTATTTCAATCGGGTTAGACGGGTGCGCGGTAAACGACGGCCAAGACACTCCGTAAGGCAGAACTATCCTGCCGCATTGGTCGCCGTTTGATTCAACGATATAATCAGTATTTACAACCATTGTTGTTACAGTACCGGAGGAATCGGTATACTTTACATGCGTAACGCTCTGTAAATTACCAAATGGAATTTTTATAAAGCTGTCACACGGAAAACAATCAATAAAGTATTTCCACGTCTGTGTAAATAGCTTTCTTGACGTAATGTCTTCAATGGCGTCTGTGCCCGCTGATATAATCGATTCAAGTTCAGTGCCACTATCGGAATCAATCTCAATATCACCATCTGAATCAAACCCATCATAGTCAATTCTCAGGTGAGTACATAATTCCAATAGCGATACAGGATAATCAGTAGGTGGAGTTACTAATATTAATTGCATTTCCGTGCACCAAAGTTAATTATGATCTGCTTTGAAAAATTTTGACATAATCAATGTACATCGTTCCGGTTCCGGTATTGGCCGAAGACTTCGCCTTGCTTACGTTAAAGTACGGTTGTACCTTTGCTTCCGATGCGCTCAACGTAGTTGACATATCTGACGTCCCGACAAGCACGTCATCGACATAAAACTTTACAGCAGATGTACTGGTGCAGTCAATTCGATAAACATGATACGTTTCTGCAACCAAAACAGTACTTGCGTCATTGTCATCATCGTCGGTATCGCCATTGTCTGTTTCCCACAGCAGCGCCGTTTGTGCGGTACTTACGACCCGAAACCAGGCGTTGGTTGCAATGCTGTCAAGCGTTGTGTTGTGTGCA